CCCTTGCCGCACCGCAAGAACCGTAGCGTCCGCCCCGAACCGTGCGGGGTCTACACCGATCACTATCGGCGCTGATTGATCCTGGTATTTCGTCCGCTTCATCGCGTCGTCCACCAGGCTGGCCCCAATGAACTGATCGTCACCCGCGTTGGGGAACTGACCGTACACCTCGACGTGCGCCTGCGCCGAGTCCGACCCATATTCCGCAATGATCCGCTCATAGACCTGCTTGTCGGTGCCTTCGACCGTGCGCGCGTCCACGACGCGGCTTTTCCAAAACTCGCGCTTGCTGTTGAACGCCTCGTAGAAGTATCCAGTGTTACGGCGCGGGTTAGAAAAAGCCAGCCAGAAGCGGTTTGGCGTGTTTTCTGTAAAAAAACCGCCAGTAACCGCCCAAATTGAGTCGTCAATACCTGATGCTTCGTCAAAAATGACCAACACACCATCAAAATTGTGCACACCCGCGTAAGCGTCGGGGTTCTCCGCTGACCACAGCCGCCCTTCAACGCCCCAGTAGCGTGTGCCCTTCTTTAAATCCCGCTCGACCAGTTCGGTCAACCACTTGGCGGGCATCACCCGTGTGGCGCTGACCTCAAACCAGTGGCTGTTGATCGACATCGCCAGCCATTTTGTGATTTCAGCCCAGGTGATACTTCTGAGCTGGCTCTCAGAGTTGGCCGACACGATGGTCGTCGAGCCGATTCTGGTGGACTCCATCCAGATCACCAACCAACTGACCAGTGCTGACTTACCAATACCACGGCCAGACGATATTGCCTCTTGCAACACATCGAAGTCTAATTTATCGCTGTTAGATTTGATATGCACCGCAATATCCAACAGCACCTCGCGCTGCCAGCGACGCGGGCCTTGGAAGTTCTCCAGCGGTGTGCCCTTGACGCCCCAAGGAAACGCAAACATCACAAACGCCAGCGGGTTGTCCTTGATCGCCGGACTCCAGAGTCTGGCCATCAATTCTTGTTCGTCCTCAGCGCTGTATATGGTGTTCTGCATTTAGGCTGTGTTCTAGGGTTGGACTCGGTTCGTTGGCGATCACATCAATAACCCGTGACTCTGCTTGGCGTAGCGCGCCGATGATTGATATGCGCTGATCGACATCAATGCTGATGGACTGCTTGGCCACCCAGCCGTGTGAGTGCTGGAGGATTGCCAACGCCGCTTTGGCGTCGCCTTCCTTGGCTGCTTTGTGCAGACAGGTGGACATCTCCAACTCGCCGTCGGCTTTGCCTTTGAGCGCCGCCATGTCCGCTATGGGATCCAACTCACACAGTTGCCGGTACTCGGTCGGCAACATGCCGGAAGCCAAGGCCAATGCGTCGCCCTTCAAGCCCAGCTTGGCGGCGTCGTAGATTTTGTTCAAGCGCGCTTCGGTTGCGACAACCTTGCGCGGTGCAAAAGGTAGGCTGTGAAATGTCATGTGCGAAGTGTAATGGGTGCTGGCGCAGGGGGTTCTGAGGTATGCCAAGACTGAGGAGCAGTATGAGTCCCAGGTGCTATGCGCCAGCGATTGGAATATACCAAACTGTGGGTCATGTGGGCAATTTAAAAAATAAAAAAAAAATTGTTCGTGAAACCTCCGTCACCGTTGGCCATCGGCCACCGGCCCTACCCCCTCCCCCTCAAGTTTCTTACAAAATCCTTACAGCCCTAAGTTAGTAAGCACTTACTTACAGCAGCCAGGTTAGTGAGCACTCACTTACATTTGCTAAGTTAGTGGCTACTAACTTGTCAAATCTATATGTTAGTGCATATTAACTTAGCCTGGGTTAGTGGTTACTAACTTGGTGATGTTAGTGGTTACTAACATGGCCATGTGGCCATAGGAATATACTTATCAAAAGCATAATGTAGGCAATGTGGGCAATGTTGTCATGCGTTTTAAGTCGCTGGCCAAACGGCGTGCACGTACCTATTCTATAACTATATAGTATTACTTTTTAATCTGCTAAACGAATACAGAAAAACATGACAATATGACCCACAAACCCCAAAAAAGTCAACGCCCATATGACTTTTTTGTAGGCAATTCAGGTCATGGCGCGCATGCTTACAGTTTGCCTAGAATGCCTACACTGTCTAAGGGTAAACACCTAGAAAATAATTGTTGACAATTGCAAGTAAATAACTTACATTCTATTTGTAGGCGCTGAATTGCCTACAAAGTCAAATTCAATCAACTACCAGGAAAGTAAAAACCATGACTAAGATTCTCGGATATATCGCATACGAAGGCCCGTCGCAGATTGACGGCGCGCCTATTGTCGTCATTGTGAATAAAATCGACGCCGATTCTAAGAATGAGAAAACTGGCGCGATTGTGCAGACTTTTATTATTCGCTCAGATATCGCGCCCATGGCCGCGCTGCAATCCGGCGACGACGTGGCCATATGCGGCGATTGTGAACATCGCCCAGCGCTGGCCAAACACACCGGCGCGGCACCGTGCTACGTTCAAGTCGGTAAGTCGGTGCAAAGTGTCTACCACGCATACAAGCGCGGCCGGTACGTCAAAGCCGATCCGGCCACAATTGCGCGCGCGTTACAAGGGAAAATTGTGCGCCTGGGCACGTACGGCGACCCGTTTGCCGCTCCGGTCACAATGTGGAATCAAATTATTAGATACGCCGCCGGTCATCGCGGGTACACGCACCAATGGCAGCGCGCTGATTTTGACGCGGCCGCATGGGCCCCGCTGGTCATGGCCAGCGCGGACACAATCGACCAGGCAGCGCATGCAAACCTGTTAGGCATGCGCGTTTTTCGTGTGTCGATCGGTGTGGACAAACAAGCCGGTGAAGCAGTATGTCCGGCCAGCGCCGAGGGTTTGAAAAAATCGACATGTGCTAAATGTACATTGTGCGCGGGCACGTCGATATCGGCCAGGGATGTCGTTATAGCCGATCACGCAGCTGGCCATGCGCGCCGCGTGATCGCTATTGCTACAGTCTGATTTTCAGTGCATGGTCATATTGTGGCCATGCGCGGACAATCCGGTCCGATCACAGTCAACTAAGGGAAAGTAAATGAAAAAATTAACTTTTAATATCAGCGACAAAGTCGCACTGGCTCGCCACGTGGTGGCTCGCACTGGCCACAATAAGATCGACGCCGACGCGCGTGGCCGCGTGGTGGCCGTCGAAGGCGCAGTAGTGGCCGTCGATTTTGCCGGTACATGGATCGCGCACGAAAACGGTAGTACCGTGCGCTGCTTACCGGCGGCCAATCTGACGAAAATTATGGCCAATGGTGTTGTTTTTGATTATTAATATTATGACCTATTACACACACAAGGGCCAGGCGCAGGCGCTGGCTGACGAGCTGACCATGCAGGACATGCAGGCATGGTCTTACCAGGTGCACGGGAGCCCGCGCGGCTTCTATGTTGCAGTTTTTGATGACGACGGACATTTTTTGGGGGTCTTATGACAACACGAGAATTTTTTGACGCGCTGGGCTTTGCAGTATGCATTGCCTTACCCTTTATTTTTTACTTTTGGAGCATGCAACCATGAAATACGAAATCTGGATAGATAACGGCGTTTCAACCATATTTGAATCTAATTCTCATTCTTTTAATGACATATTAGACGAATTTTGTGCTGCTGCCGGATATATTGATCAGGCAGATTATGCCCGTCAAATGGAATTGACAGATAGCCCATTCAACATTAAAGAGGTAGCAGAATGACAACGACAATCGAACATGAACGGGCCGCATACGCTGCGGGCGACACTGGCCGCGCTGACCTACTGGCGCGAATTGACGACTTAACGCGCGCGCTGGGTGAATCAGTGGCCGAGAATGAGACACTGCGCGATGACATGGGGGCGCTGACTGATCAGCGCGATGAAATACGCGATGAATTGGACACGCTGCGCCTTGAACATATGCAACCGGCCCCAGGTATCGGTGAAACAGAATTTATATTCGATCACCCGAACGGCGATGAACTGACATGCTATCTGGAGATCGATTGGGGCGATGAAACCGAGCCGCCCCGCGCAACACTGGTCAATGCCTATCTGGGCGCGGTGGATGTGCAGGGTTTGCTGCCGGTCAAAATAATTGACCAGATCGAAAGCGAGGCACTCTATGATCCTAGCTGACTTTTGCGGTATACCGCGCACCATGGCCGAAATTGAGGCCGAAGGGTTCACGCGGCACCAAGTTTACGGCGCGGTCAAACGGGGCGAACTGGTCAACCAAAACCGCAAAGACGCATGGGGGCGCGTCAAGCGGGGGGCGGGTCTGTTTACTGTTGCCGCACCGGCACCGGCTTACGACGCCGCCGCTTTGGTGGATGTATGGCGGTGATATGCGCGGCCTTGATTGCCGCTATACTTGCCGTTCTGCTTGGTCTCTAAGCAGTTGCCAAACCCTTACAGCCCGCCTCGTGCGGGCTTTTTTTTACCCTTCGACCATGTCGCGCAGGTCGGATTTGCTGGCGCGCATATGCTCGGGGGCGCAGTAAATATGCTTTTTCGTGGTATATGTGCGCGACGCGACGCGGCCTTGGTCGATCCAGTTAGCCTCCTTCAACGCATGCAATAACGCGGCCTGTACGATTTTGACCCCGCTGGGGGCGTACCCTTGCAGGCGGTCGCACAGGGCGTGGAAGGGGGACGCGATGACCCCACGCGAGAATTCACCGACACGGCGGCGCATCTGGTCAACCAAAAACGACTCGGCGGTTGACATGCCGTGCTCGACCATGATGGCCTTGGCCTCGGTCATTGGGGGCGGCGCGGTCGGGTTCCAGGCTGACACGTCACGGGTGTGAAGGTAATGGGCGACGGCCTCAAAGCCCGCGCGGTGCTGGTACCAGTTCCACAAGGCCACGGCCTGCGTCTCGGGTAACTTTTCGGCGGCGCACCATATGACAAACCACCGGCGATCCTCTGAGGGCAGCGAGATGGCCACGCGCTCATTGGAGAATGCGATCACGAACACGCGGTTCAGGGCGTAGTAGGGGTGCAAGCCTTTGCGGTTGACCATCAGGTACTCGGGGGGCGCGGCAATGATGGGCTTGAGGGTATTCTCAAGGGCGCGGCGGTCTTTGGCCTCGGCTTGGCGTAGCTCGGCGATCTCCATCACTTCGCATTCGAGCGCGTAACCCCACTGCGAATTCAAATCTTCGTTTTTGACCAATGAGCAATTGGCCTTGGCGTTGCCGCCGATAGCCCAGAAGAACGGGGCGAAGAGAGTATCTTTGCCGCTGCCGTGGTTGCCGCCCATCAGGACGGCGTGGTTGATCTTATGTGTGGGGAATTGCACCTTGTGCGCCAGGGCGTTCAGTAGGTGCTCGCGCTCAAACTTTTCGGGCACCATGCGCTCGACGTGCGCCAGCCACGGGCTGACGTCACCAGGCGCGGG